ATAGCCAGCTAAACGGCCCGCCGGTGTTTTCGAGTCGTCTGGGCGTTGACCTGACGCGCACAAATCGCGTAAAACCGCCGCCCGTTGGCACGAACTCAGACCGTAGGAGTTCCTTTGTCTCAGCATTGAAATAGCCGCCTCCCGGCGCAGGTCGGAACTTGTCCGAGATCGAAGCATTGCCCTGCACATACGCAGGCCACAGAACCCAGCGACGGCAACCACGGCCAATTTCGTCAAGCCCACCAACACCACTGATGCGAGCGCCATGCGGAAACTTCCCCTTAGATGTGCCTTTGGTGGCGTACTTCATGATGTAAGCAACGGGATGCGTTGCTTGCATCCTGTTTGACCAGCCATGAGCCCACATAGGCGCTTGAAACTGCCCATTCTTTTTCCAGGCGCTATCTGGCTTTGGAGGGGTCAAACCATCGTTGAGCCACACGCACACGTGGTAATGGATGACGCCGCGGTCCTGCAGCTCAGCGACCCAGACATAGCGAACCTTTTTGCAGCCGGTGCGGCTGTAGTGCCACTTGCGCAGACCATCAAGATAACGGCTGATGTGCTCTGCTCTCCAATCACGGTTTGTGCCGCGATAGGTCAAGGTGAGCATCCAGATGCGCTGGTTTTTCTTGCCCAGGTGGTGCAAGGCTTTGGCCGAGATACCCACGCTCTTTTGCATGCGGGTAATGCGGGCCTTTTGGTGGTCAATCTCAATGGTGTTTTCAGCCATGAAATCGACAACCGAAAGACCAGAAACACCAGCCTTGCAAGTTGTTGATAGTGAGACAAGCCCGCGCGCTTCGCGCGCTGCGGTGGCCTCAGCGAGCAGCGCGGCCATGCGTGCATGCTGGACACGCGCATTAGCCTCAGAACGGGCCACGTAGCGCGCACGCGCAGCAAGCATGCCCGGGGTATGCCAATCGTTTTTAACGTGCGGCCAAACCTCGAAATTGGCTTCATTGAAGATAAATTGAGGCATCACGCACCTGCCCATTGACGGAACGCAGCACGCTTTGAAGCAGCGGATTGCTTAGCCTGGTCGCTGTAACTGCGCGCCTGGCCAGCTGTAACTGCGAGCTGAACCGCGGTGGCTGTAACAGCGACCCGGCTATCGATCGACCGCTGTAACTGCGAGCCGGCACACTTCGCCGCAAGATCAACCAGAAACTGCGCGAAAGCAGGGGGCGTACGCTCTCGGTCTGCCGGAGAGAGCTTCAATGTGCGGCCAGCAGCTCGCTGTAACTGGACGGGCAATTCGCCCACCTGGGCGCGTGTAACTCCAACGATGTAGAGGTAGGTAGGCTTTGGTGCAGGATGCCCCCACCAACCTTGATCGACCAGCAGTGTCCAGCCGCCGAACTCATCGACAAGGCCAGGATGCGGGAGCTTGGCAGCGTGCCAGAGCGTAGACCCCCAGGGATGCTCAAGGACACCGCCACAGCGACGAACCTGATGCACTGCAAACAGCGCCAAAGCCTTTTCATCTGGACGCGGCTTAGCCCAATGACGCAGACGACCCCAGCCACGGCAAGGTGGGTGACAGATCACCGGATTGCTACCGGCGTAGTTACGGGCATCACGATCCTTGTCCCACACATCGGCAACCAGGTCGTTGTAACAAGAGTCAGAGCGCGCGAAGAGAACGGAAACGGCAACCATCACCGCACCCCCGCTTCAATGAGATACGCGCCATGCGTGCGCAACTGGCAATGCACATCGAAGCACTGGCGGTCATAGTCGGAAGGCAGCTTGCGACCGCGTTGCGGGGCATCAAGATCAGCCGCGAGCATGCGCAGATAGGTCAGGCGTTGCGCCCCGTTGCTTGGAGCGAAACGGAAGCGGTCAGGCACGGGGGCCAGACGGCCAATGCCCAGCGTCATGCCGGAGCCGGGAGTGGCTTGAATGAGCGTGATCATCAAGCGCCCCCAATCAGGCCGGCATTGCTAAGCCAGATGTAGCACAAAGAAATAGCACCCACCCAGCTAACAGCACCAAGCGGCAGACCAATGAACAGCACCAGATACCAGCGTGGGATTTCCCCATCAGCGCGTTGAGAAGCCATCAGAAGCCCTCCCCGCCGATTGGGTGATCGCCAGCCCAGTACGTGACTTCGCTGTAGGTCACGCCGTCGTCAATGTGGAGAGTGACCGTCACGCGGTCAGCTTTTGCGCCCTGGGGCTGGTGTTCGTTCCACGAAAAAAGGAGCGCAAGAAGCGCCCCTTGTGCCATGGCTTCGCGTGCTGCGGTTTCCATGGTGCAGCCCCTCACTGCTGTGCTGCTACAGCTTTGGGCTTGATCGGTACCAGCTTAGGGCTGATCGCCACATCACCGTTGCGCGACACGTAGATCGAGCTGGGAGCGAACGTATATTCGCCGATCGGATAGAACAGCGCAGCGCCCTGCTCGTTCTTCTCCAGGATTACTTCCACTTTCTCCGGGTAGGGGTTCGGATTGCCATTGCGGTCATACGTGTGGAGGTAGACCGTCTGGAAGTTGAGGCTGTAAGGCTTGCCCGATGCTTTGGCGTTGCCGCTTTGGTTGCGGACTTCGGTCGATTTCACCGAAACTTGAATCATGTTGGTTCCCTGTAAAAAATCTCACAAGTCGTGAGACATGGGAACCGTAACACTTCTCACGACACGTGAGCAAGGATTTAGTTATATTTCTCACGTGTCGTTGGCATGCACACAACACGTGAGGAACAGACTATGCAAAGCACCATGAACCTGCTAGAGACAGCGCTAAACACGCATCCAGCCGCCTATTGGCATGAGCGGCTGAACCTCTCTAGGAATGCACTTCACAGCGCAAAACACCGAGGCAACCTGAGCCCGGCTCTAGCTGGAGCACTGGCCGAGGAGCTAGGACAAAACGTCAAGGACTGGATTGTCATCGCGGCCATGGAAAGCGAGCGAGATAGCGCCGTAAAGACAAAGATGCTGGCCAAACTCAAGAAACTGACATCTCTTTACTTACGTAACTTCAAGCTCGCCCAACGCCCTCGACCCTCATACCGATGAATGTGGTCACGTAGACAGGCAACAGACACCCCCAACATCTCAGCCAGGACAGACTGCCGGTACCAACCGGAGCGCCACGCTTCAACAGCAGCCACAACGTCCGAATCCCCAAGAGCGCGCTTTCTTCCCCATGTCTTACCAGCCGCACGCGCAGCGAGCTGACCAGCTAAACAGCGCTCTCGAATCAGCTCACGTTCAAACTCTGCAAACGCTGACAGCATGTGCAGGAACATGCGCCCATGCGGACTATCGGTTTCTATGGACTCAGTCAGCGAACGGAAGACGACACCCTTACCCCGCAGATACTCAAAAACCTTGACGAACTGCGACACGGAGCGGGCCAACCTATCCAGCTTGTAGACGACCAGAACGTCACCGTTTCGCAACTCAGATAGCAGCCGGTCAAGCTCAGGCCGATCCTTCACCGCCGAGCGCTTTTCTTGCACTATTTTTTTGATTCCAGCCCGCTTGAATGCCGCTAGTTGCGCGGTCATATTTTGGTCAAGGGTTGAGACACGCGCATAGCCGTAAACAATCACAAATCCCACCCTCCTGAATACCTTGTTTATTAGGACACGCAGGATAAGCTCTGATTTGCGAGAAACCGGCCCCGCGAGCCAGCTCGGTGTAACTGCGCAAGGTGCCGCGCGCAGCCAGGTCGATGTAACTGGCAATGCCTGATCAAAGGTTGACATCAGGGGCGCGGCCCCCGATACCCCCTAACGCCTTGTCGCACCTGCAGCGACGATTTCAGCGATGTAGAGCCCACGTTCAACGACTCTTGAGCCGACAAAAACCGGCGGCGGCGCTTCACGATACACATCGTTTTCGGGGAACGTGCCACCAGCCAGGACGATGGCCGGGGGCGCGGTTTCTCGCTCACAGGTGCCGGGTTCCGGCGCGAAGACTTTGCCGGTCTCGTCGTAGCAACTGCAGCGTTTTGCAGAGCGCACACAACCGGCAAGGACGGGCTGTTTGGGGGCCGATGTGTCTGCGCCCTCACCCGCTGCCGTTTTCGTGTCTGCGGCAGTTCCTGATGCCTGCGTGGGCTTGGTTGTGCCTTGTACAGCTTTGGGCTTGTCGGATGTGGCAACAACGGCAGTTGCGGGGTGCACCAAGCTATCGTAGACCTGGGGCACCTTCCAGGCCGCGACGCCGATGCCAGCAAGCAGGAACCAGAGAACTGAGGGCAGCTTGCGCACCTGCTTGGTGTGCAGGCTGGAGCTTTTGTAGAGCTTGTAGACGGCCCGGTTGTAGCGGTATGGCTCTTTTCGCAGGCTGGCTTTGAAGTTGAGCGTGCGGCTCATCAAGTCCCATTCGTAGACCGTGGCAAATGGCAGGTTTGCGACGCGGCGCACGTGCAGGTGGCGGCCGCAAAGCATGTGCAAGTTGCGGTCAATCAGCATGGGGCCTTGTGTGATCAAGATGAAGTCAACGCCCATATGCCGGTGGGTCTCCAATGCCTTGATGTCTTCAGGCACGACGGAGCCATTCGCACGGGGCGGCCAGACTTTTTGCACCTCGTCAAAGACGATGACGCTGCCAGGCTTGACCCATTCGTGCCAGTTACGCAGACCTTGGTTGTCGCCGCCGTCGATAAGCTCGTGATCTAGCTGCAGACCATTGATGTTGGTGTAGATGGTGCGCGGATGCATCGTCACGACGCCGTTAACCTCTTGAGGCACGCTGGTGCCGACAAGGGGCGCAAGCAGCTTCTGGATGGTGTACAGCGTCTTTCCGCTGCCTGGAGTGCCTGTGATGATTGTGATCATGTTTTAGCCCGGATTGACGCCCAAAATCTTGATGGCCTGTTGTGCCTTCCAGATCAGGAGCTTGGTTGCGATAGCACCCAGAACGATGCCGATAGCCGTGCCGCCACCAGCCAGCAAAACGAGCTGCAGAACGGCCACGGGCAAGGCCGAGAGGTTCATGGCAAGCTGCGATTTCATCTGGTCGAAGATCGCATCCATGCCGACGATGGATACCACTGAGAAACCCAGTGCTGTGAGGATGCGAGCAAGTGCAGGCTGCAGCAGGGAGAGGATGAATGTGCCGAGCTTCATTGGTCTGCCCTTCCACCGAAAAGGATCATTCCGCCCACAAATAGCGCGATGCCAATAACCATCGGTTTGATGATGTAGAGGTTGTCGCAGGCGAGCTGATAGCTGAACTGCTTGTTCTCGTAAATCGGGACAGGAGCAGGGCAAGAACCACCGCCCAGTCCGAGGTCAACTGGCGACCAGGAAACATCGATTTGCTTCTTAGGAATTTCGCCTTCGGGAGTGTCAAAGTCGATGTCTTTACATCCCACTCTGTTGGGATATTTCTCGCACTCAGTTGGCTCTTTATCGTCTTCTGTTTGCTCGGTTTTTTT